CTAACATGTAGTTTAGATGACTTTTAAAAAACAATTAATTATTTAAAATATATATAAAACATAAACCAGTGGATAGACAACTATATACTGGTTTTTTAATTTAAGTAACTATACTGGAGGCTACTAAATAATAACAAGAAATGAGGTGCATTTAGTTGACTAAAGAAGAACAAGTAAATAATAAACAAAGAACAACTAAAAAGCCTGTTAAGAAAAAAACAAAAGCAGTTAAACCAAAACAAAAAATGGGTAGAAAAACTAAATACGATACTCATGTATTACCTAAGTTTAGACTAATCGAAGCTTGGTGTAGAGATGGAGCAATAGACGAAGCCATCTACAAAAAACTCCAAATCAGCAAAGATAGTTTTTATGAGTACAAAAAGAAATACCCAGAGTTTTCCGACCTCTTAAAAACCAGCAAAGAAGATACTGACGTTCAAGTTGAAAACTCACTGCTTAAAAGAGCTTTAGGTTACATGGCTGAAGACATAAAAGAAGAATATCAAGACGGAATATTAGTATCAAAAACAGTAACTAAAAAACATATATCACCAGATACAACCGCACAAATATTCTGGTTAATAAACCGATCAGCTGGAAAATGGCAAAATACTCAACGCAAAGAAATTCAAGTTGCACCAGAAACCAATAAGATGCTTAAATCAATTACAAATCAAATTGAAAAAGAAACAATCCAATCTACAAACGATGATATCGATGATTTAGAAAGTTAGGTTGTTGATATGATGGAACAATATAAAACAACAGAACAGCCATTTTATTTTAGCAAGAAATCACTTGACTTCATTTCTTACCCATCAAAAATAGATATAGCAGAGGGAACAGCAAGAAGTAGTAAATCAACTTCTATGATGTTTAAGTTTGGATTGTTTGTAGAAATGTCTACTTATAACCAATTCTTTATAGCTGGTAATACTGCTGGAGTTGCTAGAAGAAACTTAATAAATAACCAAAATGGTTTTATGGATATGTTTAGAGGAAACTTGCGAGAGGGGACAAACCCTAAATACAGCAACCATCTAATCTTTACCGATACCAAAGGCAGAGAAAAAATTATATATATATTTGGCTTTAAGGACAAATCAAGATGGGAAGCTGTGCTTGGTGCAACATTAGCTGGTGGAGTAATAGATGAAATTAACACCGCTGACATGAACTTTATTAATGAAGTTTTTAGGTCGATAGCGTCTGTTAGCAAGTATTGGCTAGGAGCAACACTAAACCCCGATAACCCAGACAAAGATATTTATACCCAATTAATAAATAGAGCAAGGCCTTTAAAAAGGTGGGTATGGGATATTCCACAAGAAATATTAGAAGAATTAAAACGAGAGAAAAGTATTCGTAAAGGTGCTGTTTATTGGCATTTTAATTTTAATGACAATCCCGGAATGACTGAAGAAAAGATAGAAGACTTTAAAGACGCTTACCCTCTGGGAAGTTTTTATTACAATTCTAAGATACTTGGTATTCGTGGAGTTGCTGAGGGAGTTATCTTTGGTAAGTATTTAACTAATGATTTCTTTAGCAAACAAATAGAAGTGGTGTTTGATGCTAGAAAACAAACAATGGATGAGATTGAGTACAAACTCAAAGCTAATCAATTCATACGTTATTCTATTGGTGTTGACTTAGGTAATAACGACATTAAAAAAGGGACCATATTAACATTTACAGGTATAGAACGTAGATTTAAAGGAGTTGCTCCAATAGATGTTTATCAAGCCAAAGCAACTGAATCAAATGAACTCGTCATTGAAATATGCAACAAGATAATTGAGTGGTATAAGCTAATTTTAGATCCTAATAAATTTGAGGGAGTGTTTATCGATGGTTATGGCTCAATTCAAGTTTTAATTCCAACAATTAGAAAAAGGCTTCAATTATTGGGTTATAGATTTCATGTTGATTTATGCATCAAGTTTGGAGATGACGGTGGTAGAAAAGCAAGAATGATGCTTTTATTACTACTAATCAACCAAAAGAAAATACAGTTTAATTCAAAAAGTGATGGCTGTAAAGAATTGTTTAAGAACTTAAAAAAGATAGTTTATGATGAAAAAGATGGTATGCCGTTAGACACAAACCAAATCGAAATGGATTATTATGATAGTTTTTGTTATTCGATAACTCCATTCACAACAAAACTAAATGACGATATAGAAAGTTTAATTAAATAGGGGGGCTGATTTAAGATGGAAATTAAAGAGATTGAAACAAAGATAAGTTCAAAAATTAAAGGAAATAAATATAATAATAATTTAGGTTATGACCCTATTAGATACATCAAGCAAAATGAATTTGCTATTTGGTTTAGAGGTTTATCAGATGAGTTGTTAGAATTTTATATTGAAACTGCGTCAAACATGTCTAGTAACAAAGATAAATTTAGAAACTCAAAAGATTATTTCTGGGCGATTGTAGGTAAAGAACCAGAAGTTAAATGTACCCATTCAGGAATGCCTAAAATCATGATTAATACAATGGTTAATGTTTTGGGTAAACCAGAGATTACAGCAATAGAAGATGTTGTAGAAGATGGCGAACTAACGGAAAAAGAAAATATAGCGGTAATCAACAGAATTAAAGAGATTATCGAAGCAAATGATTTTTATACAACTTTAAACCAGGATCAAGTGCCTTATACAATGGTTATTGGTGATGGCGCTTGGTTTATTAATATTGACAAAGACATAGACGAGAACAACCCAATATTAGAATTCATCGATGGCAGAAACATCGAGTTCGAAAGAAGCGCGAATAGGATAACTGCAATTATTGCAAGAAAATACTATATACATGAAGATAAAGCGTATATGCTTACCGATAAACGTAGTACTGTTTTTTCTAAAGATAGAAAGACGGGAAAAAGAAAAAGAATGGCGACAGTTGAATATAACTTATACCAACTAGAGAATGCCACAAGCCATCAAGTATCTAAAAAAGTTAATTTAAATACAATCCCACAAACAAAAGATTTAGAAAACTTAGAGTTCCTCAATTTTGATTTTATGTTGGCAGTACCAACAATGTATCGCTATGATAAAGAAAACGAACGTGGAGAAAGTTTCTTTTCGGGTAAACTTGATTTATTTGATGATTTAGATCAATCTAAATCGCAAAAATCGAACGTTACGAGAATGTCGACACCGGTTGACTATATACCGGAAGAGGCGATCGAATATGACGGTGAAGGCAATCCAAAAAAGCCATCAAGATTTGATAGAAGATATATTGTTTTAAAGTCCGCTAAAAACTCTGTAGGGCAAAATACAGAAAGGGTAGAAACCACCCAACCAGCATTAAATTTCAATCAATATAGCGACCAAGAATTAGAAATCATAGCAGATATTCTAGGTGGGACAATGAGCCCTGCGACTTTAGGTATTGACTTAGCGAGAAAAGATAACGCTACAGCTCAACGAGAAAAAGAAAAAATCACTTTAGTCACTAGAGATAATTTGGTAGATAACGAGAGTATTATTCTTAAAAAGTTATTTACTATTGCTTTAAAAGTTCAAGACTATATGCAAAATCCTAGTGAAAAACCGGGAGATTACGAAATTACAGTTAATTACCCAGATTACGCAAATCCATCGTTTGAAAATAAACTTACTTATCTAACTCCTGCGTTTGCAAGTGGTGGAATGTCTGCCAAACAATATGTAAACGAGTTATGGGGGGACGCTTTAAGTGATGACGATAAAGAAAAAGAAGTTGCAGTTTTAGAGCAATATAAAGGTGCTTATCGACAAATAAATGAGGACGAGCCATATGATAATGTGATGTTGGAGTGATAGCCTATGTTTACGCCAAATACATGGTTTACAATATCGAAAGAATTGTCGGATTTATGGGGAGAGTTAGAAGACGAAACGGCATTAAAGCAAACGGAAGCCTTAATTAAAAACTTTGATAAAGGCACGTCTGATTGGTATAAAGAGCAGTTAAAACAAATACCAAACTTTAAAAAAACCATTTCTAACTTAGCAAATAGCAAACTCGAAGCGATGAATCAAGCGTCAAGTGAAGCAATTAAAAAAGCAATTGAAATGGTAGATGCCGAAACTATTAAATCTATTAAGGCTTTAACGGGTTTAGATAGTGATATCGACAAATCAAGAGATAAGTTTCTAGCAACAGCCACTAAAAAAATGGCAGACTTTAACAAAGGGCAAATGAAAGCTTTTGTTAATTCAACCACAATTAAAAATAATCAAATGGTTAATACGATTAACACTATTTCAAAAGCATCTTTAAAAGCACGAGCAAATTATGGCATAGAAGAAAAATCTAATGCTTTGTTTGATGCTATCAAAAGACAAACTGAAATTGGAATTAATAAAGGTATCCCGGTTGCTTATAAAAACGGAAGAATTATGCCATTTAAAAGTTATATGGAAATGTCTATTAGGACTACTATTCAAAACGAAGCAAGTGACCGAATGGAACAAGCATCATCTAACTTAGGAATTATCTTTTATTTAGCAAGTGAACATGCCGATTGTGCTGATGACCACGCGAATTATCAAGGCAAATTATACGTTAACGAGAAATGGAAAGATATAATTACTGATAAAGAATTAAAAGAACGAGTTAATAACTTTATTATAAGTAAAAATATTCAAACTTTACAATGGGTTAAAGGCAAACCGGTATGGTTTACAACTAGACCAAATTGTAGACATTTCTTGATGCCAATTACAATCGAGCAAGCAACGGGGAATTTAGTTGATTTAAAGTCGAGATTAAGGACTAAAAAAGGTACTTACAAAAAAGATAATTATGACGACTTAAAACAACAAAGATATAACGAAAGAAGTATTAGATTTTTTAAAAATAGAACCGAAAGTAATAAGGTTTTATTAGACAACACCAATGATCCAATACTTAAATCCCAACTTGTAAATGATATCATAAAAGATAACAAATTAGTTAGAGAATGGCAAAAAAAGCAAAGAGAATTAATTAAGTCAAATCCTAATCTCGAAAGGCTTTACAGACGTGAAACTCCAGACAAATTAGCACAAGATTTAGGGGTAAATATTCGCCTTAAATCGTTGCAAAAAGATATAGATTAATTACTTAATTAAAAATTAATAACACAACTAGCACTCAATATGAGTGCTTTTATTATGGCTAAATGTCGAAAGACAAGCAATATATTCGAGTTTGAAACCTCGTAAAAAATTCACGCATTACAATAAATTCGAGTTGGCAAGCCTCGTAAAAATTGCACTCGCTAGTCCTAGCGTAAAAGGAGTTTATATGTTTACAAGTTTATTAAATTTAAGTGATTTATTCAGTTTTAATACTTTCTCAGCTGAGGGCGATGGCGGCGGTGGTGCTGGTAATCCTGCTAAAACCGAAGAAGAAGACAAGAACAAAACTGAAAATAATGAAGAAACAGTTACTATAACTAAAGTTGAATTAGAAAAACGATTAAATAACAAGTTTGCTGAAGGGGCTAGAAAGGCTCAACAAGACAAATTAGATGTTAACTCAACCGAGCCAAACAAGACAAGCACGGGGGAAAATAACAGTCAAAAACAGCCAGATAATAACAACGAAATCTCATCAATTAAAGAAGAATTGAAAGTTTTAAAAGCCGAGAAAGCCGTTCGTTCATTTGGTGTTAAAGATAGTTATGCAGAAGATTTAATCGCTTTAGTTAGAGGAAAAGGCTTAGAACTTACCGAAGATAATCTAAAAAAAGAATCGGATAAACATCCCGAATGGAAAACTTCAAGTGATGAAGATAACGGTTCTGGAGCAAAGGCTTTAGGGTCAACAAGTGGTAAAACAAACCCGCCTGCAGTTGACGAAGAAGCACAAATTAGAAAAGCATTCGGTTTAGATTAAAAAATATAAGAAAAAAAGGAGAAATTTAAAATGCCAAATCAATTCGATTTGATTACCAAGTATTCCGCAAATGTACTTGATGAGATTTTTAAGAAAGCATCAGTTACTGCGATTTTAGAGGGGAATAGCAATTTATATAATTTTGTAAATGCTAAAACAGTAATGATCCCCGATGTTGTTTTATCACAGCTAGGGGCTTATGACCGCGAGAATGGATATTCAAAGGGCAACATCCAAGTAAACTATACACCTTATACATTAACTCAAGATAGAGGAACTGCATTTGAGTGGGATGAAATGGATGCTGAGGAAACTGTAGTAGCACAGTATCCAGTTATTCAAAGATTATTCGTGGAAGAGCAATCAACACCGCAAGTTGACGCTTATCGTTTGTCAAAATTAAGAGCAAGTGCTGACCCTGTTGGAATTGTTGCGGAAACCGTAGCGGCAAACAAGATCATTACTAGATTTAATGATGCCATTAAGTATTTCGAAGATAATGGAGTAGGTTTAAACGGCGTTTTCTTTGTGTCAACTGAAATCAACAAGCAGTTAAAAGAAACAACAGAATTAGCAAAGAAGATTACTCAAATGGATTATAAAAATACTGCAGGGTTAACATTTACTGTCCCAGCCTATGAAAATATACCTATCATTGTTGTTCCACCAAAAAGATTTAAAACAGAATATGACTTTACAGCAACTGGTTACAATGAAAAAGTTGGAGCAACTGACATTAACTTTATGCTAGTTAACTTTATGTCTGCATTACCAATTGCAAAGCATAGAAAAGTTAGATATTTCAATCCGACTGAAAATCAAGGCAAAAATGCTCACAAATTCGACTACCGTCTATACCATGATATTATTGTTCCTAAGAACAAACAAAAAGGTATTTACGTATCGGAAAAAGCAGCAATATAAAATAATCAAACGCAAAAATTAGAGGGCTATTATATTTATAAGCCCTCTTTTTATTTTAACAAAATTAGGAGGTAATCTCATGATTACAATTACCGAACAAGAATTTAAAGAATATACAGGTGTAGATTTACAAATAGAACTTAAAGATTTAGATGATGGTCCCAACAAAATTAGTAGGGCTATTAAGTTATGGACTAATAGGGTTTACAGGCA